TGTACGAATATAACATTAAAAAAGTAACAAAGGTAGTAGACGGTGACACAATTGATGTGGACATTGATCTGGGGTTCAACATCTCTTACTCGCAACGAGTCCGACTGGCTGGAATAGACACTCCTGAGTCACGCACCAAAGACGCACGAGAGAAGGCTCTGGGGCTTGAGGTGAAAAATAAAGTGAAGAGTGCGATAGAGAGTGCCAAAACAGTTATTATAAAAACAGAGCTCCCCGATAGCACCGAGAAATACGGGCGCATTTTGGGCTGGGTGTACCTTGATGGCGCAGCCAAGTCCTTGAACGAGCAACTCATTGACGAGGGTTACGCTTGGGGATACATGGGAGAAACCAAAGTCAAAGACTTTGATGCTCTCCTGGCGAAACGGAATAAGTAAATGCGAGTATGGATTGACCAAGACCTATGTACTGGAGATGGTCTGTGCGCCGAAATAGCCCCCGATGTTTTCACCATGCTGGAGGATGGGTTAGCCTATGTCCAAGAGAGCGGGAAGGTTTATTCCAAGCTCCGAGGAAACCCCGAAGGCGCAGCTGGTTTAGCATCTTTTCCCGATGATCGGTTGGAAGATGTTATTGAAGCCGCCGAAGAGTGCCCTGGTGAATGCATTTTTATAGAACCATAAACCCGCAATAGCCACAAACAAGCAAACTCTTTTAGTTAGTATTTACCCGTTTTTCGCCACCGTAAAAACAACCGCCGATTACGATACACCTCAATTAGAACAATTGCTGTAAGTATGTGGATTAACATCTCTGATAAGAATATGAAAGTCAACTGAGTCATCCACCAAATCCAAATCATCCCAATTCCTTGAATTCGGGGAAATATTTCTCAATAGCTCGTTCCCGACTGATTCCATAGTTGGCGCACCATTCCTGGAGGAGATTGTTGGCAATATCCCGCCATCTATCCCGTTCCGCCTCTAGCCGCTTAATCTCATTGAAAGTTTCTTTATCCATCTTAAATATTTTGCTCTTATCCACTATAGAACCTTAAAGTCTACATTAAGTATAAACCTAAATGGATTCTTAACAGGATTAGACGCAGCGTGAATTTCGCTGCCATCAAAAATCACAGCACGACCTTTTTTGGGATAAACCGTGTCACTCATTTCTTTTTTATCATTAAAGAAATAAGTCGGTCCATCTGTGTCGTTGATGTAGTAAAGGAGCACCTTATGATCAACTGGGCTGCCATCATCATATTGCAAGTCAATATGGGGGGTTTGATGTTCGTATCTCATATACGGAGGATATGGGAAAGTCAAATTAACTTTAGCCCGCAATAATTTAATCTTCCCATATTTTTTCTCAAGCTGTTTTACAAACTTTGTAATGATTGGCAGGTGTGGAGATGCCTGGTCGGATTCAGATTCGTAAAGGAAATGTGACAACTGCATCGGGGCGTGCTCGTAGACAATATTCTCTGAGTCTGAATAAATGTGGGTATTGTACAGCCTATATGGAAAATGAGATGTAGCAACATATTGCTCAAAATCATCTTGCTCCATCTCTGGAATAAAATTATCTATAATGTTCATGGCTGGCGAGGTAGGGTTTGAACCTACGACCCAGGGATTAACAGTCCCTTGCTCTGCCAACTGAGCTACTCGCCATTGTATTACTTGATCAACAGTATAGCAATTGTAATTGCGTGAAGTGTGAAATACACTGCATGTGTAATCTTATCTTGTTTTGACATTATTCACCCCCTCAAAATTATTCAGAGATGATGTCATAATCGTATCGGTCATCATCTGATGTCACCCATTTATCGCCATCTTCCACATCCCAGACTTTTGTATTGATCAATCTCTCAATCAACCTTTCGTCTTTCTTTGTTGTATAAGAAGGATCCCATAGTCTAACCCTGTTATTTGGCTGAATAGCAAAGTTGCCATCTTTTCTGTTTATTACATGACCACACTTATGTTGACCTGGATTAATTGAATAACCAGTATTTATGATATTTGAATCTGGCGTGTGCCAATCTAGTGTAAACATATACTTACCATCAACTTTATTTTTACGCCTGTCAAGATAGGTCATAGACATACCACGCATGTGCTCAAAAGTTGTCACTGTAATGTGGGAAGAGAAACTGTTCCACATAACCAAATCATGTAGGTCAACCTCAGGGCTATCCAAGGATGAGCAGAAAGCATTTATTGGAGCTCTCCACCAAACCCCACCGTCTTCCATTAAGAAATGAAACACAGGTGCTCTATCTGGTATTGATGCTACTCCAAAAATTACACATGGAAATTTAACATCATGGCTATCAACTTGATTGCGTAAAAAGTTACCACGCACATAACATTCAATTGGTGGAATATTTGCATTTAGTTCTGGCATACTGCATTGCTCCTTATATCAGAGCCCCCTCTCGGACTTGAACCGAGGACCGCTTCATTACAAGTGAAGTGCTCTACCACTGAGCTAAAGGGGCGTTATTCATATCTTATCTTGCTTGATAAAAAATATTTTACAATACCATAATTTGGATGAGCAATATCTGCAGCTATCAAAGTATAATCGTGTAATATATTATCTATTTTTCTTCTGTTATATGCTGAGTGATACTCAATCAGATAAACATCTGGTTTGATAACCATGTTTTCTAAAATTTCAATCTCAGCACCCTCTGTGTCAATCTTTACAATATCTGCTTTTGGCAGCAAACTTGCTGCTACAACAGAAACATCCTCGCCTTCCTCAACTTGTTCAGCGCCATGTTGAAAACTGCACTCACCAACATTGTGAGATCCATAGTGCATTCTTCTTTGTTCTGTCTTTGAACCTATTGCAAGATTCATAGCCATAATATTTTCAATATCTTTTGTATTTTCTTTTAATAAATTAAAATTATTTTTAATTGGTTCGTATGAGTATATTTTTGAATTAACCCAACGCTTATTAGCCCATAAACAAAAACCACCAACATTACCACCGATATCTAGAATTACTGGATTTGGATTTTCATACGGGACATCATATTCACCATCAAATATTTTTTGAATATGCTTAACCATATTGTCTGGAATTTGCATTACTTTTTGCCTCTTACCTGTTTCTTCACCACTTTCTTTACTGCTTTCTTTTTCTCCCTTGCCTTGGGCATATCAGGAACAGGCATCCATTTACCCATTGATTCTGCAAGACTGTCAATAATTCTTTCGTTCTCATATTCAATGAGGGAGATAACCATCTTGTGCACAGCTTTTGCTTTTGCATCATCCGAGTCTGGCTTAAGAACTTCATGCACCGCCTCTTCAAGAACAGCCAAGTGGCAATGAAGTAACTCATGAACAATTGTTGCACGAATATCTTCTGGGGAGTCTTTTCTGAAGTCTTTGTGTAGATACATCTTTGCCAGGTGTTGACCGTGAATAACCTCTGTCTCTCCTAAAGCGTCAGCACTAGATGGCTTCGCTTGCATTAAAATTGTCCAATTGGATAAACCCATCATGTTCTTAAGTTTATTTACATAGCGGATAACCCAAGCATCCATCTCTTCAACCTTTGCTGGCTGTCTTGCCATTTTATATACCACAGTTATCTTCCACAGCTTTCTTTTCGCTCTCATCAGCAAAAAGGCGTACTGCATAAACACATGGGTCTCCGCCCTCATCCCACTCAACATCTTCGTCACGAGTGCTTGGTAATCCATCATGTGTTGAACAAACTGGTCTAGAAATCCAACCGTTTTTTATTCCAAGAAGAAGCCAATCTTCAAAACTTCTTTCAACCGACCAAGGGTTGTAGTTCTTCTCAGAGTCATAAAAATTATCTGTCATTTCTTCTCCATATAAAAGCGTTTCTTAAATAAACAATTCCGTATGCAAATGATCCTAGTATAAAACCATATTGCTTTGTGATTACTGCGTAGTATGTCCAAAAACATTCTACGCAGATCATCCACAAAAAAGCTTCCCATTTTTTCTTACCGATAAAGAACATCCCAACAATGCCCATTGATGCTAATAACCATGACCATTGTTGGTTGCTCATATATCCCGATTAAGCGTTAGCTCTTTCCATTTCTGGATTTACAATTTCAAAATGACCACGCTTTACCTTCTTAAAGTAAGAACGATTTGCGTTGTAAAAATTGTAAAATGTTGGAAGTGAAATTTGTGTGTCAGTAGCTACTTGTACTGGGGTAACAACTTTACCAACATTTACCTTTAAAAAATTAACGATGTTGTCTTGCTTTGATTTTCTACCAGTCATTTCTTTTACCATCCTTTGTTTGAAGTTAAATATTTCTGAATAATGATTATATTCTTCAATGGAAATTCCGTAATACTTGCATGTCTTTTGTACATTCCATTGTCTGTAGTGACCGTAGATAACACATGAGGCTACTCTGTGGTCATTTACTGGGATCTTGGAAATCAATTGATCATATATCCTAGAGAACTCGGCTGTACTAGTAAAGCTGGTTTCTTCCTCGTTGACAATTTCTTCTGACATTTTGCATCCTTTCTATTGAAGAATGAAATCTTACCATTTATAAAAATGGAAATCAAGTCGTTTTTATAAAAAAAATAACGGGCGCTTCCTGTACCCACAGCAACCTTTCGGAATACTACAGTCAAGAAACGCCCGTTAAAATTTATTTTTTCTTTAAATGCCAATCAATGTGATTGTCTAGTTTATCTTCTACTTTGGCAACATCTTCATGAAGATCTTGAAGTAAAGAAGCGACTATACCATGATCGTTTTTGTTTTCCACTCTGCTCTTTTGCACCAGAGCCGCCAGGATTCCTCCTACAGCAGCAATTAGCGCAACAGTGATCGTTTCCAACTCTAGCCATTACTCTGCGAGTAAGAAGCTTGCAATGTCTTCTACTGGCATGTCAAACTTTCCAAACTGTTCTTCGTGTTGCGAAAGCATTTCTACAAGATCGCCCTTCTTAACAGTTTTTGGGTCAAGAGGAACTTCCTTTGTTGGTGATGTCTTTCCAGCACCAGAAGTTGGTGTGGATGCTGAGCCAGCGGCTGGGATACTAGAGCTCTTCTTCTCTGGGTCAAGAGGAACTTCTTGAATCATTCCCTTGATAATATCAACCTGCGAGCTGTGCCATGCAGCAGCTTTAACATGGTCTTGCATTTGCTCAGCAGCAGTCTTTGCTGCTGATTCATGCCAAGATTTCATTGCGGTATGGTCAGAGACCATTTTCTTCATATTGTCTTTCATATATTCTCCTTGTATTTAAGATATGCTTACTAGCATATCATAGTAAATTTTCTATAACCTCATCAGCGAGGCTAGATTCAACACTTTTACCCATTTCATCTTCCATATCGTCATCTTCTTCCTCTGGCTTAACAACGCCATCTGGAATGATGGCAAATCTACACATTCCCTCATCCTCAACTTTTTGAGCAATGATTTCACAAACCCCATCGCCTTCGTAAAGAACACAATTAGAGCACTTAACACCAATATCTTTGACTTTATTTTCTGCAGCGCTTTCATAGCCAGCCCAGATGCCAGTTTCATCTTCGTTAAATTTTCCATAATTTCTGGCAATAGTTACAAGAGCATCAGCAAGAGCTGCCTCTTCTTCCGCTAGATCTTCTGCAACTTTATAAACATCAGAACCCTTACTTACTGTTCTATAGCCTCCGCCTCTTTTTTTATATTCACGGACAAGCCATGCGTTTGCGTATGCTGATGGGTAAACATCAAATTTAGCTTTAGCTGCTGCTTTAACTCTAGCGTATAAGGCTGGGTCTGTTGGAATGTTTCTTGTTTCCGCTTTTTCTGTTGAAACATTTATTGGCTTTTTGTCTTGTCTTTGCTGAGTAGATTCTGCGGTTCTTTTTCTTCTGACAGCCGAGGCGATCTGCTCTGGTGTCATTCTTGCTGCTCTTGAAGCAGGTACACATTTTGGGTACTTGCCAGATTCTGCATCTGCACGACCACACGGCTCAAATCCACCACCAGGTTTTGGTCTTGAAATATCAACCCACTTCTCTTTAAACCATTCTTTTAAAGATTTGATTGCATATTCAATTTCTTCCTCTGTGAGGTTATTTTCGGGGTTGTTATTTGATGGCATAATTTAATATTTTACCATATTATTGGTAATACGAATATAGCTCCTCTTGAGTCCAGCGTTGCACTGGCATTTGAACATCTTTAAAATAAAAGAAGGCATCCTCTGATGTATAGTATATCCGAGCATAAGCCCGTCTTGCACCTTCATTGTAAGCAGGGCAGTCTGGATTCTTGTCTAAATATAAAGCTTTATATTGATACATATCTTCTTGCCAATGTATTGCATTAACTGGCACAAGCAACCAATTGCAGTATGGGCACAGTTTATCTGGATAGGGGAAATCTTTCTTTAAACCACCAAGCAGCATTAAAACTCACCATCCTCATCTTTAATATCTTTATCTTGTCTGTCAAAAGATTGTTGGAGTAGAAAGGCGATTATATGATCAATACTTTTATGCGCTATCTCTACGCCATCCATCAAACAGTTCAATTCATCTAAAGACATTGGATATTCTTCTTCTGGGCTTTGAATAAAGAATGCGGGAACAAAACTGTTTTCAAATGGAACTGCCTTAATTATTACGGACAAACTTTCAATATCCTCAAGATTCTCTTCACCGTTGTAAGGTATAATTCTCATCGCAGTCAATCCCATTTTCAGTAACAATTGTAATATTTTTGTAAGACAATAGCATACTTTTCAAAAGCTTACGAAGCAAACTGTTTTCTTCATTTTTTTCTTTTCCAAAAAACAATATAATTTCGTAATCATTTATTTTTTCTGTAAAAAACATTTTGTAATGTTTATCTTTAATAATATTAACTTTTTTATTTAAATGCATTTTTACCCACAGCTGAACAAATCTAGAGGTAGTAGCTGGGCAAATATAAATATAAATCTGGGAGTCAGATAGGTGTGGGATTACTTGTGTAATGTAAGGATATGGGAAGCCAGTATCACTTAATATTAAAACTTTCTTTTGTTTTAAAAAGGAAAAATCAACTTCACTTATTTGAAACATTGTTACTTGTGTTCCTGTACTTATGAAGTACAACAAACATACTTGATACTAATGAAAACAGTAATGCTGAACCCCAACCAATATCATGGTTGAAACCCCAGTCAATAGCTAACTTAATGCACAAAGCATTAAAAATCATGTACAAAGTGTAAAGGAAAAACCCAGCGATTATCATGCTTACATCTTCTCACACTTTTCAGAAAAAATCTCGCATTCCAGAAATTTTTTAGAACATCTTGATTTTCTCAGATTCTGTTGGTATGCTTCGCATGCCTAGCATGCCAGTAGTCTTATATACATATTAAACTTATATATACTAAGTACACTGGTATACAGAGTATACAGATCGGAATAATCTAATGAATGATATACTTACAAAATGAGAATCATTGGCATTGTGGAGTCTGACGATTACAGCGGTGCTGCGATTATTGATTCCGACTACATTTCCGTAGTCCAAATGAACGGCTATTGGATGGCAGCCTCAAAGTGCATGTTTAGTCACATGCCAGTTACTTGTGAAATTTCTAAAGAACAAGCTGATAAGTTTATAGAAAATGGTGTAAAATATTTAAACTTTGATGCAGATACAACTACCAAAAAAGAGAAAAGAAAAAACAAGTAATTTTTATGAAAAAAATTAGCTGGTTCAGTCCTGGCAGTGTTGATGTTAGTGGAGCTTCCTGGTACAGCCAGGGGTATAGTAACGCCGCAGTAAGTACAATCAACGCTTTGATGGAAAAAGATGTAGCTGTATTCTACAACAGGAATGAAATCCCATTCCATATCAACTTTTGTCAGCCTCATTATTATCAGCTTCAAAACAAATATAAGATTGGCTACACCCCTTGGGAGTCAACAAAGGTTCCAGTTGGCTGGAAGCATAATATGAAACAAATGGATGAGATATGGGCTACATCAAATTTTGTAAAAGATGTTTATATTAAAAACAATATCCATACAAATATATTTGTAATACCACATGGCATTTCAAGTGAATTTGAAATAATTGATAGAGAGCTTACTGGTAAATTTAATTTTCTCCATGTTGGCGGTGATTCAAAAAGAAAAAATGCACAAATGGTAGTTGATGCATTTCTTGATTTATATGATGGTAATGATGAGTTTCAACTAGTTTTAAAATATAATAAGTTTTGTTTCGCTGAGTGTTATATCAATGGTGAATTAGTTCCAGCTCATAATCACCCTCAAATATTTGGCATTCCAGAAAATCTGTCTACAGAAGATTTGGTTAAGCTTTATCACAAATGTCACTGCCTTGTTTATCCAACAAGTGGTGAAGGTTTTGGAATGATACCTTTTGAAGCAATTTGCACAGGTATGCCAACAATTGTTACAGATGCAACTGGGTGCAGTGATTTTGCAAAGTATTCAATACCTTTGTCTTGTACTATGAAAGATGCTGATTGGAATAGCCATCAGTATGGAGAAGATACAGGGTTATGGGCTTATCCAGATATGGAACAGTTGATGGATCTTATGACACATGTTGTTTCCGAGTATGATGAGTTTAAGAAATATACAATTCAATCTGCTCGTATACTGCATAACGAACACTCTTGGTCAAGCGTTGCTGATAAAATTCTTGAAAGAATAGTTTTCTACGAAAATAATTTCTCTTAGACCTAGGTATTTTTGGTTGCACCGAGTCTGCCCGCAGGGTAAGATGGTTGTTCTTACTTTTGGAGGTATGTCATGTCAATTTTTACAACAGATTTTATTAATAGTTACAATTCAAGAACCGCACCTTGGGGTTTCGGTGGTCTTGGAGAAGTAGTTTATTTAAGAACATATAGTCGTAAAATTGAAGGAACTGACAGAAGTGAGACCTGGGTTGAAACAATCAAGAGAATTATTGATGGCGCTATTGAAATTGGAGTTCCATTTACACAATCTGAAGCGGAAGCTTTGTTTGATCACATGTTCAACCTCAGGTGCTCAGTTTCTGGCAGAGCCCTCTGGCAACTTGGCACGCCTCTTGTAAAGAAGTTCTCAGGAACTTCTCTTAATAATTGTTTTTTTACAAACATTGAGAAGATTGAAGATTTTGAACTTCTATTTGATTACTTGATGCTTGGCGGTGGAGTTGGTTTTTCTGTTGAGCGTTCAAAGATTCATGATTTGCCAAAGGTCAAGAAAGTAGATTACATCACAGCGGAAAAAACAAATGACGCTGATTTCATTGTTCCAGACTCAAGACAAGGCTGGAGGGAATTACTCCATAAAGTTCTTGAGTCGTACTTTGTAACTGGTAAATCTTTTACATACTCAACTTTGTTGATTCGTGAGTTTGGAACACCACTCAAAACCTTTGGTGGTACAGCCTCTGGCTCTGGTGCGCTTGTGGAGGGTATTGTTGATATTAGCAAGGTGTTAGACCAGCGCATTGGCAAGAAGCTTCGTTCAATAGATGTTCTTGATATTTGCAACATTATTGGTCGCATTGTTGTCTCTGGTTCATCACGCCGATCTGCACAGATTGCAATTGGTGATCCTGATGACATGCTGTTCATTAGAGCAAAGAACTGGGGTAGTGGTAATGTCCCTGCATGGAGAGCAAATTCAAACAACTCTATTTATGCCGATTCATATGATGAAATTGTTGCAGAGTTTTGGAAAGGCTATGACGGGACTGGCGAACCATACGGTTTGTTGAACAGGAAGCTTGCAAGAACACACGGGAGATTGGGCGAAAAAATGCCAGATCCAACTATTGAGGGTTTCAACCCATGCGCAGAGATTGCACTTGCGGATGGTGAGTCATGCAACCTTGCAACAATCTTTTTGCCAAACATTGAATCGCTAGCACAACTCATGGAAATCTCAAGACTTTTGTACATGGTGCAAAAGCAGATCACAAGGCTTTCGTACCCATATGAAAAAACAAACACTGTTGTTCATAAGAACGCAAGACTTGGACAGTCTGTAACTGGAATTTTGCAGTGCACAGAAGTTCAAATTGGATGGCTGAAAACGGCTTATGAATACTTGCGGGCGCTGGATAAAGACTACTCTCGTGAACAAGGCTTCCCTGAGTCTGTTCGCTTGACTACTGTCCAGCCATCTGGAACGCTGTCCCTACTTCCAGGTGTTACTCCTGGAATTCACCCAGCCTTTGCTCAGTACTACATTCGCAGGGTTCGGTTTAGTTCGGTTGACCCGCTTGTTGACGCATGCAGGAAGCGTGGTTATAAAGTTACTTGGGATATGGGGCTTGATGGTAGAGAAGATCACAGCCGATATGTTGTTGAGTTCCCATGCAAATCACCAGAGGGTGCAGTGTTGGCAGCAAACATGACTGCTATTGAGCAACTTGAATGGGTTAAGAAGATGCAGGCTGAGTGGGCAGATAATGCGGTTTCAGTGACAGTTTATTACCGCAAAGAGGAACTCCCAGCTATTCAAGAATGGCTAGCAAAGAATTATGATAAGAGTGTTAAGTCTGTATCGTTCCTTTTGCATGTAGACCATAACTTCCCTCTGCCCCCTTACGAGGAGATTACAAAGGAAGAGTATGACAAAACATTGTCAAAACTCAACCTTTCTGTACCATTGCAACAGATGTCAAGCGATTTATCAATTGAATTAGATGACTGTGCTACAGGCGCATGCCCAATTCGTTGATATCTGAACACTTGTGTATCATTTTTTAATAAAAGTGGTGTATAATTTACCGTATGTCGTCAAATATGATTAAAAGCAAAAACATCTGGGTTCCAGAAAGACCTCACGGTGTGTGTGTTTACTTTACTTCAAAAGATGAAGCCCTTTCAGATGGAGATGGAGGCGTGCTGTGCGCCGAAGGTCTTATGTATGACCTAGATGTTGAAAGAAGGGTTTTGGAAGCTGGTCGCTACTGGAGCGGTGATGCTGATGGTTTAGTTAAGTGGGTTGCTGGTGCAAGAAAAATCTCAGCATCAGAAAAGGATGATCAGGTTGAAAGGTTGAATGATGGTTTGATAGCTGATCCATTTGAAGATATGTATGACGATCATTTCTCAAACAGGAGCGCTAATGGAAAGTAAAACAGAGTTGGTTGAAGAAACAATTATTCTTGATCAAGAAATTGATGATATTTCATACATGGGGTTCACAAGTAAAGTTGAAACATTTGACCCGTTTGATTTAGTAAAAATTGACAGCCTTTCTCCAAAAATGAAGCGCAAAGCTGTGCGTCTTCAAAAGAAGCATGAAGGAGAAGACGGTACCAAGTCAAAATATGTTGATCCAGAAGTTGTAAGTGGATATTCACTTTACGACATTGTAAATCCTCCTTACGATCTAGATACGCTGGCTGGCTTGTATGATCAAAGCGCAATTCATTATGCAGCTATTAATGCAAGAGTTATGAACACAGTTGGTCTTGGTTACGAGTTTCAAGAGACACTAAAGGCTAAAAGAAGAATTGAAAAAGCGCAAGCTGGTGAAGAAAAACTTACAAGACTTCGCCAGCAGTATCAGGATTTAAAAGAAGATCTTGATGAAACATTTGAAAGTTTAAATATTGAAGAAACATTGATTGAAACAATGGTTCGTGTTTGGCAAGATGTTTTGACTGTAGGAAATGGATATCTTGAGATTGGTAGAAACAATGCTGGTAAGATTGGTTACATTGGGCATGTCCCTGCAACGCTAGTCCGTGTGCGCAGAAAGCGTGACGGTTATGTTCAGATTGCAAAAACAAATAAAATTCAAGCAGTATTTTTCAGACAGTTTCAAGATAAAGAAACTCCAGACCCAATTAATAACGATCCAAAGCCTAACGAATTAATCCACTTTAAAATTTATTCACCAAACAATACATACTATGGAATTCCTTCCGCAGTGTCAGCCGCAACAGCGATCATTGGTGATAAATTTGCAAAAGAATATAACATTGATTATTTTGAAAACAAAGCAATTCCCCGTTATGCAATTATTCTTAAGGGTGCAAAGCTTAGCAATAAGTCAAAACAGGAATTGATTAACTACTTTAGAAATGAAGTTAAAGGTCGTAATCATGGGACATTGGTGATCCCGCTGCCTGCCAGTCTTGGCTCAGACACTGATATTAAGTTTGAAAAACTTGAGGCTGGAATTCAGGATTCATCATTTGATAAATATCGTAAATCAAACAGGGATGAAATTCTTGTGGCGAACAGGGTGCCTGCTCCAAAGGTTGGAGTTTATGACAATGCAAACCTGGCTGTATCAAGAGATGCGGATAAGAGTTTTAAGATGCAAGTGATTGGACCAGATCAGGCAATTATTGAAAAAAAACTAAATAGGATTGTTGGCGAATTTACTGATCTAATGCAGATTCATCTTAAGAAGATTGACTTGGTTGACGAAGACATCCAGTCAAGAATTAACGATAGATATCTTAGGACAGAAGTTATTACGCCAAACGAAGTCAGAAGCCAGATCGGTCTTCCAGAAAGATATGATGGCGATGAAGTTCTTCCATTCCCAACGAATGTTAAGAAAGAACAAAATGATTCAGGCAAAAATGGTCCTGGTGCTCCTTTTGGAAATGATAACAACTCTGCATCAGAACCGCCTAAGTCACCAACAGGTGATGGGGCAACAAGCGACCCAAGAGCAGATGGAGCCCAAGCAGAGCGTGGTCAAAATCAAGATTCTGGAGTGAACAATGATTCAACCAGTAAGTTTAATCAAGGAGAATACAATGAGTGAAAGTAGTTTGGTATATTCAAACAAGAATTTAGTGACAGCAGATGGAGTTGTAAATATTGGACAACATACAAGTGAGCTGTATGTTTACAACAAGGGAGCTACTGATGTTGATATTAAGCTTAATGATCAATATACAATCCTCCTTCCAGCAGAGTCTACGGAATATATAGAAATTGATGGCGATTATACAACCATTCAGGTAGTCACCGCCTCTTCTGCTGTAGCAGTTTTTGCGTTAGGCTGATCAGAAGGATTAGGATAATTTGCAATAATTGTCAATATGATATATGCTTGTAAATTACGAGGGTTAAATGTCGGATTTTAATATTTCATTCCCAATTGATATGATTAAGCGGGAACAACGGATTGTAGTCGGCATTGCCACTGCAGACAATATTGACAAGGCTGGTGATATTGTTGACTTTGAGGCATCCAAGGAAGCTTTTGCAAACTGGGGTGGCAACATTAGAGAAATGCACGCCCCTGTTGCAGTAGGCAAGGCTGTCAAATATGAGCCAGTTGTTATTACTGGCGCTGATGGAACATCCTATAATGCTGTTAAAGTAGAAGCTTACATCTCCAAGGGGGCTGAAGATACCTGGCAGAAAGTTCTTGACGGAACTCTCCGTTCTTTCTCAATTGGCGGCAAAGTAATTGAAAAGTCAGAATCGGCTGACAAGATGTTTCGTGGTAAGCCAGTCAATATTATTAAAAAGTATGTTCTTGGCGAGCTTAGTCTTGTAGATAACCCAGCCAACGCTTTAGCCATTATTGATATTATTAAAGTAAATGATGAAGGCTTGCTTAAATACGCTCTTGATTGCGACCTTGATTGCCAATTGGCGAAAGCAAAGCAACCTATTAAAGATCCAAAAGGTGGTCTTACTGCTGCTGGAAGAAGGCACTTTAAAGAAACAGAAGGTGCAAACTTAAAGCCAGGTGTCCGTGGTGCTGCTGATACTCCAGAAAAAATGCGCCGCAAGGGATCGTTCCTTACAAGATTTTTTACAAACCCATCTGGACCAATGAAGAAGCCAAATGGTGAACCTACACGACTTGCGCTCTCAGCAGCGGCGTGGGGTGAGCCTGTTCCTCAGGATAGATCGGATGCAGCAAAGCTGGCTGCGAAAGGTCGTAGATTGCTTGAGCGCTATGCAAACTCAAAGAAAAAAGGTTTCTTAGAAAATGATTTTGACGAAGATTTGTTGGATGTCGTTTTGGAATTAATGAAGGATCAAGGCTGTGACTGTGGTTGCAATTCTTGTGAAGATGTTGAGAAAGATGCGTCTGTAACAACAGAAAATGCAGAGTCTAAGTATCCAGCAAGAAACGGTATCGCATCACCGACTGTTCCTCCTTTTCCATCTGGCTCCCCAAAGTTTAAGCCAAAAAAGAAAATTAAGAAAGAAGACAGTCCCTGTGGGGAAGGTTATCACCAAGAAGGTGAAAAGAAGGGTGCGGATGGGAACATGGTTCCAAATTGTGTTCCAAACAACCCTGCTCAAAAGACAACAAAAAGCGAAATGTCCTTACAAGACGGTGAGCTTTTTGATACAATTAAGGAGATGATTGAGAAAATGGATTCTATTATTCAGCAAGACTCTGAATTGCAATTAAATGATACTTATGATAAGATCTCTGACATGA